TTGCTGAATAAACATTCCAAGCAGATCCAGTCCAAATCCAAGAATACCCACCGTAGGTATACAGTTCATTTACTGAAGGAGTTGGAGGGAAATCTAATGGCATGTCTTATTACTTATATGATTTCGAACCATGAAAGATCGCAATAAACAACGGTTCCGTCTTCAATTGGAGTCATAGTCAAGACAAATGTGTCGCTAACTCCCAATTGAGTTCTTCCTAGTTGAAAATTGAAGTCATTGATGCTGGAAATATCCAAAGATCCGCTGCTGCTGATATAACCACCAATAATGTCCGTTCCACCGGTTACTCCAGTTGCAGTAATGTTATAATCAACATTTCCATTATAGTGGGTCGTCCAAGTGTTTCCCGTGAGAGTGGGATTTAACAAAATTCTGTATTGTACTGTTGTTGGTTTGTTGTTTTGTCCGGGTTCTGCAACAACGCTGATGTTTGATGGAATAATAATGCTATCTAGCCTGTTAGAATTTAACCTCAATGCAATCATCGGATATTGAATATCTTGTGTTGTGAGGGTTGTGGGATCGGAACCGTTTTTTGTAATATTGTATCTTCTAGTAAAACCTTCATATCCACCTTCGGACAATACTGTTGAACAAATTTGTCTCATAGTGCTGCTGCCTGTTTGACCAGCAGTATTTTCAATTTCATATCTCAAAGGTAAACATGCCGTTGTCATGTAGGTTGTAGAATTTTTATTTGCGTTATAGAACGTATGAGCAACAACGGGTCTTCCGTCTATAAAAAATCCTGTTCTTACGTCACCAACACCAAGCCACTCAACATCCATCCAAAAAATATTTCCTTTGGTTACATCTATAGTCACTCCAGATGGTCCAGATCCGTCAAATGGATCTGCATTCCAATTAGATTGAGTTATTGTCTGAGTAGTGTTAAGCGAACCAGAAGCCAAACATATTGATAAAGTCAAACCATCTTGTTGCAAATAAACTCCATTGTACGGAGTTCCCGATGTAACACCACCTGTTATTCCAAAATATCCAACTCTTTGAAGTAATCCAGTTTTTGGTTGAGCCATTGCAAACGAATCTACAATAGTCAAGGATTTTCCGGGTTGGTATGGAAATACTTTTTTTGTCTCTACATACATCTTTGAACCATTTGTCAATCCAGCTGTGAGAGATACCGTGCTTTCATTTATGTTAAATGAGTATGTTCCACCACTCAAACCAACATAATCCCATTTATCACTCAATACATATCTTTGCTGACTATCAAACAAAGTAAAAGGATTGCTTACTTTTAAGCGATTGAATGCATCAACTGCATTTCCTTTGAATCCTACGAGATCATTGAATAGGTATGACATTATATTATTCTCCAGCCGGATCTGTAGATAAAATGCAGACCAGCATTGTCTAGGTTAATTATTGCCGAACTTTGATTGTCAATTTGATGTGATGCTGTTGCACCAACAATAGTGATTTGGCGATTTACTCCGTTTCCTGCGTTTCCGGATTCATCTTTTACCACAATTTCTCTTCCGGTTTCTGGGTTGGTTGGGAGAGTAATTGTTACGGGACCAGCGTAACTTACTCCAATGTAATAATCAGTTGGCAACACTGCATAGGTTGCTCCAGTGACGGAAGTGGTTGCTAAAACAGAAATTGAGGTTGTGCTGGAGCCTCCAGTATTTGTTGGTTGAACCCATTGATTTGAATTTCCATCATTGATATAGACATACTCAATACCATTATCGGAATCCATCCAACGGTCGCCTTGTGTTGCGCCAGAAGGGGCAGTCGTTGCATAAGTAAATTTTATTCCAACTTCTTGAGAAATTGTGGATATGAAGGTATTATAATCTAATTGTTTGGTGAGATTATCATCAGAATCTGTTACAATTATACTTGTGCTGGATTTAAAACTAGTTGCCGGTGGTGCAGAAAAGTTAAAATAATCCAACATATCTGCCATCGTAACCAAATACATTTCATTGGCTTTTGGATTGCCAATCAAATCTCTATCTTGTAGTAGTATTACATCAATTTTATTGATGCTGTTTTCATCTCTTATTGGAAATGTTGCACCGCCTCTTGAATAATCAATTCCAAAGGAATGAGTATTTCCAGATATCGTGTAAGTTATACCGCGCTGTGCTCTTAAATTTATTGCACCCGTGGTTCCATTCAAAGAAACTACATATGGGCCACTGATTCCTGCTCCACCGCCTCCACTTCCACCCGAAATATCAACTGTTACGTTTTTACCTTGCCTTGTTACCGAAACACCCGAGCCCGTAAAATTTATATCGTTTACGGATTTTATTATTCTTTCCCCATCTTCTTTTATTCCAACTGCACCACCGCCGCTGGGAATAACGGATGCCATTTTATTGATGGCATCTTGAATATCTGAATTTTTAAATTGGTCTATTACCTTTGTAAATTTTTCAGAATCAAAAGATAAAGTACCATTTTCCAGAATTATAGGATATTGAGCTTTTAGTACCGGGGATTCTCCCGGAGGTCCTTGTTTGCCTTCTTTTCCTTCTGGTCCCATGGGACCAACCGGACCAATTGCTCCCGGAATTCCTCTGGGTCCTACATCACCTCTGGGTCCTTGCAGCCCCTGCGGCCCTTGTTCCCCCTTTTCTCCTCTCGGTCCAGCAAGACCTTGAGGACCCACAGGTCCTGCATCTCCCCTTTCGCCCTTTTCTCCGCGATTACCTTTTGGGCCCACTGGACCCTGCGGACCAGCATCGCCTTTTTCTCCTTGGACTCCTTGAAGTCCTTGTGGTCCTTCTGCGCCACCAGGTCCTTGAAGTCCTTGTGGACCTTGTATACCGGGGTCTCCCTGAGACCCAATATCTCCTTTATCACCTTTAGGGCCCATCGGACCAACATCCCCGGGATCTCCTTTAGGTCCTTGTATTCCTTGTAATCCTTCATCTCCCTTTTCTCCCCTTTCTCCCTGTGGGCCGAGCGGTCCTATAATAGGAGTAGATTCTTTTACTATTACTTTTTCTACAATTTGTAACTTCTGTGGTTCTTTTACTGGCTCCACTAAGGGAATAACTTCTTCGAACAAATTTTTAATTTGGTTCGAATTTCCATAAAATTTTATTACTTTATTATCGGATTTTTGTACAAAGTAATGTTCGCTTACTCCTCTTCCTACCTCATACTGTTCAGAGAAAGTAGTAGGTCCTATTTCTTTTACCAAAGCATTTTGAAATAAATTTCCAAAAGGCTCCTTTACTTTGTAAATTTTTCCTTTTACGTGACTATAAAGATCATTGATGGAGAACATTTCGGCAATTTTTGAAAAATTGCCTTGCAACAAATATTCCTCTCCATCTGTATTTTTTATTAATAGCTCACTGATTCCAGAACCAACTTTTACAATTTTGGGATTTTTTACAGACTCAACTATAAAATAATCACACCCCAACAAAAGGTCGGGATGTGATTTTATAAGTTTAAGTGAGCTGGAATTATCTGGCATATGGCTAAACTTGCAAGTATAATATTTAGCCCATACTAGATGATGTTATTTTCTTCTCTTCTTTTTCAATAATTTTTTTGTCTGGACTGCAACCGGAGCCTTAGAGTCCTGCCCATACACGGCTTTAGGAGCAAAAACATTAGGAATAACTGACGGAACGTTCAAAGTAGTAGCCGGAACTGGAGGAACATGAAGTTTAGCTTGTGCCTCTGCTTGTTTTTTATTTTGTTCCGCCATTGCCATTTGAATTTCCATCACCTTATTATAATAAGATTGTCTGTTCTTTTGGACTCTTTCTACCTGTTCCGGTGGCAGTAAATTTTCATTCAACAGTCTATCTGATGCTTGCAGACCCAAATGAAACTTTCCTACTGAATGGGCTGTAGACACAATTTCGTCCAAAATTCCCCACTTATAGGGATCGTTGTCAACGAACAGAATGTCTCCCTCTGGCTTCGGCAAAGATAACGCTTGGAAAGCGACTATAAAAGCTGCAGCAGGACGACCATACTTTCTATAAATGCAAGAAAGATGATAAAGAGGCTCCGCTCTGATAGGCCGCATCTCCCATGACTTGAGGAATGCGTCTGCGATCTGCTCGACGGGTTTTTGCTGCATTTCTCTGCAGATGCCGACACGGAGTTGCGCGAAGAACATTTCTTCATTCCATCCTCCCATCTCAACTCTCTTTTGGTATTCTTGTTCCGCAATGTCCCATCTGTGAGAATCGAATGCTGATTGCGCGAGATAAAATTGCTTTCTTTGCGAAGTCGGGTCTGTTTCCATTGCCTTCTTCAATAATTCGTAATCTTTCCAATATTTCTCTTGCTGAGTAGCGCATGAAATTGTTCGGTATCCTGCAGTTCTTACTTGGAAGGAATAGTTTCCAGATAAGTGCTGCACATTCATGGGCTGTTCGCAGAATGGGTATTCATGGATAGGCTCAACGTAATGCCAATTCTTGCGGGCAAGATTGAAGATCTGTGCTCGCTTCCATTCAAAATTTCCTCTGCGAATATTTACGGTATAACCGTCAATTTCATCATTAAAATCGGTTGGCATGTCACCTTCGATGTAATCGTCGGCATCGATCATGATCACCCATTTGCTCTTGCCTCTGCACATGTCAAGAGCCTTCGTCCTGTTTGCCCCGAAGTTTTCCCATTCGTGGTCATGGATTTCACCGGGCACGTTTACGGAATCGAAGTATTCCTTGATGATTTGCTTGGTATTGTCCGTGGATCCTGTATCGCAAATTACATAATTGTCAATGTATTTTGATAAAGATTGAATGCAATCTTTAATGATGTGCGATTCGTTTTTTACGATCATGCATAAGGTAATATTATTCATTATTCACTCCGAAAAGAATTTTCTCAATGTTCCTGTATTAAATTTTGGGATCAAGTCCCAGTCATCTCTTTCTTCGTATCTTAAAATTTTAATGCCATTAATTGGCATCTTATTTTTGATCTTTTCCTGATTCAGAACTTCAATCAAATCCCAGTCCTGAAGAAGGTTTACAACTGCATTTCTTCTGAGCAGATCTTCATCTGAAACATCCGACTTCAAGTTATCTAGCTTGAAAAGCTCCTTGAAATGAGCAATTATGTAATGGTCGTTCTTGTGCAATATATGGCAAGATTGATATAGAACTTTCTTGTTTTTTGGGCTAACTCCGATTCTTTCCAGAGTTTCCTTGATTACCAGATAATTCTCTTTTTTGGTAAGGCGAACGGGTACTCCCACGCCTTTGAATAAATCTTCATTTGAATGTGACATTTCAACTCCTGACGAACACTATTATTTATGTCCACCAGTAAATTGAGAATTTCTTATTTTTTCAAGTTTTTCCGGATTCAAAAGATCAATGATTTCCAAGGCTTTTTTCTCGGAAACCCCATATGCCTGTTTTACCAAATCCACATCCTGATCGTCTATTTTCTTCTGCCAAGGGGCAAACCGCTTTTTTGGCCTGACGGAATAGAGAAGGTAGTCGTATTGCAGCTTTCTATCCGCATTTCCCAGACAATTTATCTGATTTACGATGAAGATCGTGTCGGGAAAGTAAGAAAAACACCTGTTTACGACAAAAGGTGGATACAATTTTTCCACCTTCTGATCGGTATCGATCACGTTTTCCTTAGAGTTGTTTATCGTGTTCAGAAAATCTTTTAATTGCATTATTCAAACTCACAATCCATCATCAACTGGCAAACCATTGCCATATTGTTGATTTCTTGGTCTGCTACGAAAGCAGCCTTGTACTGGTATTCTGCCACGATCAGAACCATACCGGGAACCGTTGGTTTCTTTAGGACTTGATATAGAGCATCGTAGAGCTTTCTGAAGAAGTCTGGAGATCCCGTCTCGGGGCTGGTTGCTATCCATTTCCTACAGGAAGCAAAGTCCTTCTTTTTCATGTATTCGACCAATTCCTTTACATTTTCATCCTGCTTGTTGGCAAGGATTCCGATGTCGATCTTACCGGAGGCCGAATATTTTTGCAGTTCATTGATGACCCTGCGAAAATCAGGAAAATACTTGATGATGAGGTTTGCGATGACTTCGGTCTGGTATTCGACCTTTTCCTGCTTAAGAATCGATTCGCATCTTGCCATCATCTTCTTGGCAATATCCGATCTTTCCTCCGGAGGAAAATTGAAGTCAATTACCGTGCATCTGCTGTGCAGAGGGTCGATGATTCTGCTCTTGTAATTGCAAGTAAGAACAAAATTGCAATTAGGAGCAAACTCCTCAATTGCCCCTCTGAGCGCAGGCTGCATGGACTGGGGATTTGCATAATCAAACTCATCTAGAATGATTACCTTCTTGCCCCCGTGCAGCGACTTGGTAGACGCGAATGACCTGATTGTGGTACGAAGAGTATCGATGCCGTTTTGCTCTGAGCAGTTGATCACGATATGATCTAGTCCCAAGTCTTGGCAAAGCGCTCTTGCAATCGTGGTCTTTCCAGTTCCCGGCTTGCCGGAAAGCATTAGATTAATCATCTTTTTGCTCTTAGCAATTCCGGAAAAAATACCATGCAACTCTTTGGTAAGAATGCAATCAGAAATAGATTTGGGTCGATACTTCTCGACCCAAATCAAGTCAGCAATCTCTGGTGAGATCATTTATTCCTCAGTTCTTTTCTACTGCGATGTAGTAATTCAAGCCGATGCTTGAATGGGCAAACTTGCTAACGATGCTGTCGGACAAAGATACCGTATAATCCCCGGGAAGGAGCTTTAGATTGCCCATGTCCAGACCATACGAGAAATCGTCGCTGCATTCGCCCACTTCAACCGAGTAGGAATTTGAGCTAGGATCATTCTTCTTGGAGACAGTCATGGAAATAATCCCATTCTCGCCCTTGATCTCCACGTCAGAGACCTGCAGTACCGATGCCGCCTTCGTCAGCTCTGAGAATGTGCTGTGAGTCAATTCAAACTCTTGAGTGAACTCAGGAACAGACAGGTTCTTCTTCGGGACAGTCAGCAAAGAGGCTGATGCATAGAAGTACTTAACCGAAGAGTTGTTAGACTGAATCGAGACATACGAATCATTGAACTCAAACTCCGGCTCATCAAATAGACTGATTACCCCTAGGAACTGACCAAGATCCCAAATGGCTACCTCCACGGGAAAAACTTCTTCTACCTTGGCCTCGGCCAAAAGACACTGGCTCGGTGCAATTGTCTTGAGCATGTTTCCGGGCTTGATCAACAGATTTGAATTGATCGAAGCAAAGTTTTTGAAAACTGAAAGAGTGTTACGAGACAGTTTGATTTTAGTTTTTGTCATCATTGTTCCTATTATACACTGAATCACCATCGGAAATCAAGCCTTCTATGATCTGTTTTCCTTTATATCTGTCATTGCGACGTTCGCGCTTGTTGCGCTTGCGTCCGTTTTCATTGCGAAACTTATTCTTCTTTGAACGGTTTGTAAACTTTTGAAAATTTTCTTCATTCATGGCTTATACAATTTTAATCTTTGAAAAGTTGTTTTTCTTTTCTACTTGGATTCCTTGGTCAAACTTATCTATTAACTGATCACTTTTGTGTGAAATAATGAATACTGAACATTTGTTTTTCATTTTGGAAAGTATTTTTAGGAAAGTCTCTGTTCCTTGTCCATCTAAGGATGAATCTAAAATTTCATCGAATATCAAAAGATTGCAGTTGAGGCTGTTCTTCATCTTTGCAATTTCACGCCAAGTCAAGAGAATGGCCAAATCGATTCTTTGTTTCTCTCCCTCGGAGAAAGAAGAATAAGAGAATTCATCTCTATATCTGGATTTGATGGTTTCCTTAAATTCCTCGTTAAGGTTGAAATCGACATAAAGATTGAGTCTTTCAAGATACTTGTTCACGTAATTGTTAATTATAGGAACGTAATGCTTGATTATCTTGCTCTTCAGGCCGCTATCGCGCAGCATATCATACACAACATCATAATGTATCTGCTCCTTGACTGCCTTTTCGTATGTTTCAGATTTTTCAAGTATTTCTTTTTTCGTTTCGTTAATTTTATCATAAATTTTGTTGTTGTCTAGATGTTTTTTCTCAAGATCTTCAATTTCTTCATTCATCTCATCAATTCTGTTCTGAAGAATTTGTTTTTCTTTTGAAAATACACTTTGATCGATGTTCCATCTTTTCAACGTTGAATTTAGTTCTTCTCTTTTTTCCTCCATTCCAGATAAAGCTTCAAGCTTAAGAGAAATTTCTTTCAACGCCGTCTCAAATTCATCACGCTTTACATACTTATCATTCAAAATATTGCACTTTGCCTTTTCATTGAGTTCTTGGCCACAGCAGGAACACGATGATTTGCCTTCTGTGTTTGCAATTTCTTCCATCAAAGATTCATATTGAGTTTTCATCTTCGTCTCAAGAATCTTCAATGAATTCAATTTTTGAATTTCTTT